GGTCAGTCACTAGATAACCAATGGCCTTGTTGTACATTGCTTGTTCAAGGTTCACTTGGGTGTTTGCTGACAGGTGCAGCTTGGGTAGAAATCTTCTCGGGTCCTGGAATGAGTCTGAAGATGTTAAAGGGTCAATGAAGACTCGTCCAAGGTATGTCATCATAGAATGTTTAGTCCTGGCTTGGATTTCTATGGTTAACCCGAGGTCCTTAGCCACTGCCACTAGGGCATTCTCTAAGTTTGGAATGTTACGGTGAATACCATCATCACCGTAATAGAGGCCAAGGTTTCGCCAGGCAGTATCGACCGCCTGATTGAGAGACCTGAGTGCTGCATAACACACAAACGCGTTTATAATGGTATTGGCTTCCGTTGTGATTGGTGAGCCAGAACGCGTACCCCAACCAGGATCATATCTGAATCCAGATTGGGTGGTGGCTTTTCTCGCAAAGATGGAGTCGAACAACTTGGACAGGTTTTCTGTGTCTCCAGTGTTACCAAAGTACCGCATATACGATGGCTTTACGACTCTCATCTGTAAAAATTCCGAAATTGTACCGTCGAAACGTGAATAGTCTGTTTCGATGAAACCGTTGATGGCTACAGGGGCTAGGGCCTCAACAGTTTCTTTGCAATTTAGAGCTGGCCCGAACCATGCTTGTGGCTTGCATATATACTCTTTAAAAGCATACGTATAAGCGCTCAGCAACACTGTGGTTGAGGCATGCATGGTGGTGATGTTCCTCGGGTCAGACAATGCTGATGGTTCAGCTTTGCAAAAGGTCTTGAGCCTGTTATGTGCGAGTTGACAAGTCAAAACCCCCCTTGCCAGTTCTGTCCTGGCTCGTTGGTTGGGTCGACATTGAATCAGTTCCACTTGGTAGGTCTCATAGGGAACCCCGGTGCCCGCAAGATGTTTTGGCACCAGTTTATCAATGAACTCAAGCGCATAGTGCTCGTATTTCGGTGCCGGCCAGAGGAAATTTTGTATTTTAAGTACCC